AGGAAGATGAAAAGAAAACAACAGAAGAATTACAAGATGAAGTAGATAATGAAGCTGCTCTACAAGCTTTACTAAAAGAATTAAATCAAAAAGAAAAGAAAAGACTAGAAGCTGACATACCTACAGAAGAAGACATAGAGATAAACAAAGAGAAATATGCAGAACTTTTAGGTAAAGGAGCCAAAGGTGAGGACATATCCAATATGTTATTAAGTTTTGCTGGCAAAGCTTTAGCACCAGAAGCCACGGTCAAATCAGCTTTTGGAGAGTTTGCAGCAGAGCAGGCTAAGACACCAAGCAAAAAATCTAAAGTAGACGAGACAGCTGCAGCGTTAGCAATTAACGAATACATTGCAGGTAAAAAATCTAAAGCAGAATTAGATAGATTCTTTGCTGAAATGGATTACAAAAAATCTTTAGCAAGCAGAGCTGGCAAAGAAAATATAGCTGCTAACATTGCAGAAGCAGGCAAATCTAATTCAGGTTATAAGGCTGTGGAGTTAGGTTTACAAATTACTTTCCCTGATGCAGGCAGACCTATCAAGATAGAAAAAGGACAAGCAAATGATGTGCCATTAACTGCAGATAATTTTGGTAAAATATTTATAGAGGATGAAGCTCCATATACTGCAGTAAGAATAAATATTCAAGACGGTGTATTATTTAGAGAACCAATCTATTAAGGAGGTTAGATGGTAACCCTTCCCAAAAGCAACAAACCCAAACAAAAAGATGATTACGGACTAGGAACTTCTATCTTAGCTGGTTTAGGATCAGGTGTATTTAAAATATTTGAAGGTGGTGCAACATTGGCAGCCACGCTTATGGATCTTGGTGTAGATGAAAATAGAGCAGAAGCTGTAGAAAAATATTTTGATGAGATCAATCCTTTTGATGAGGCAGCAGAGGCAACAGCTGCTGGTAAGATTACAGAATTAATTGTTAACATTGGTATACCTGGTGGTATAGCATTTAAGGTTGGATCTGGATTAACAAAAGCAACATTACAGGCAAAGAAAGCAGGAAAATATTTAAGTAGTAGAGAAAAGTTAAGACGATTTGGTAAAGGAGCCGTAGCAGGTGGTGTAGCAGAAGGAGCCTTTGTTGGTAATGTGGAGGATGCTGGAACGTTTGGGGACTTTCTTGGTGGACCAACAGAGATAGAAAGAGATAAAGATGACCCACAAACAGAATTATTAAACAGATTAAAATTTGGTGTGGAGGGTGCATTGTTTACAGGTGCGATAGGTGCAGCCGGTAAGACAATATCTAAATTAAGAAATCAAGGTGGCACAGGTAAAGTTATTATAGATCCTATGGAAAAATGGATAGACAAATGGATATCTAAACCACTGAGAGCTAGAGGACCATTAGTTCAAGAGGGTTTTGAAGCGCAAAAAAGATACGAAGGTTTAGTAGCCGGAGATACTAACCAAGCAGAAAATGCAATGATCGTTATAGATCAAATAACAAATAGAATATTAAAAAATTTTAAAAACGCTGGTAACAAAGTCGATCTTGAAGAAAGAAAAAAATTATTAAAAAAATTAAATGATATATTAACTGATGATAATAATTTAAAACCTATTACAGATCCAACAACCGGTGCTGTCACATTAAAACCCATAGATGTTAAAAAAACACAAGAGTTTAGTCAAGAACTAATAACAAAATATAAAGCGGATCCAAAAGATGTAGCGTTGTTAGTAGATAATTTTAATGACATGCGGGGAACGTGGGCAGAATTATTTACCATGATGGGTGGTAGATTAACTGACGATGCTCTTCAAGATTTTCAAAAAGTAATACCTGCAGCGATTAATGATGTGCTTGATAGAGGATATGAGGTATTTAAAAATAATCCTTTTGGATTAGCAGACAACTACGCACCAAGTAAAAAAGTAATTAATGAAGCGGTAGAAAATTTTAAAGATGAGGCTGCTAAAAAAGGTATTACCATGACTGATGAAACAGCTAAAGATATGGTAGATAGAGTATGGACTAACGCAAAATTACCAAGAGGTGTTGTATTAAATCCTTATAGTCAATCAGGAAAAATAAGATTAGGTGCTGTGCCTAGATTTTTATTAGAGTCTGAGGCAGATGATTTATCTAAACTAACTCTTAAAGATGGAACACCAACAGTAGCTGGTAAAAAAAATATTAGCGATCTTACAGGTGTTGGAAAAGATATTGTAAAAAAATTATTAGGTAAAGCAGAAAATCCTATGTCAACGATAGTTGAAGGAACAAATGCCTTATCAATACAGGTAAGATTAAATCAGTATTTAGATGATTTAGTAAGACAATCTAATATTTTAAAAAAAAATTGGGATGAATGGAACGCAGGTGGCAGAATCGGACCTGAACCAAGAGTTCCTTTTCTTGTAAATAGTCCTGGTGAAGCAAAAAAATATTTTGGTCAAAGAGCTATTGAGAATAGAGATTTTAAAATAATTATACCTAGAGAACTAGACAAAATTGATGCTGCTAGACAAACTAGAGTTGGAAGATTTATAGATAAAGATGCAAAAATAAAACCCGTAGATGAAATAGAAAAAGCAAGATTAACGGAATTAGATGCCATAGATGAAGTAGTAAATCCTTTACAAGGTAAATATGCTTTGACAGACTATGCTAATGCTCTAACTGAAGCATTAAAAACAAGTAGAACAAAAGATCTTCCAGCAACGCTTTATCAAAATCTAGTATTGTATCCTAAAGCCACATCGCAGATGGCTAAAACAATCCTTGCACCATTTACTCACGCAAGAAACTTTATTAGTGCTGCAGCCTTTGCAGCTGCAAATGGGTTTGTTCCATTCGGTCAAACCGATGATGTTAAGAGAGCATTTGATGCACTACAGTTAAAAGGATTTAGAAAAGATAATGAGTTCTATCAAGAACTACTAGAGCTTGGTGTAGTAAACTCACAGGTTCAGGTCAAACAAGTTTTAGATTTATTAGAAGATGTAGAGTTTGGTGAAGTATTAAACAGAGTAGGTAGAGATTACAATGGTTTAAATACTTTAATGAAAGCACTAAAGAAAACTCAAAAATTTGCACAAGATGCATACACAGCAGAGGATGACTTTTGGAAAATATTTACATTCTTAGGGGAACAAAGAAAATTAACTGATGCATATAAGGCAAAAGGTTTGCAGTTTGGAGATGATATCGTTGAGGTAATTACAGATGCTGAAGGTAGAAAATTTGATAGAAAGATCGGAGTATTTAATGAAGAGTACATTAAAAAACAAGCAGCAAATTTAGTTAAAAATAACGTACCAAACTATGCATTTGTGTCAGAGTTTATAAAAGGTTTAAGAAAACTACCGGTTGGTAACTTTGTGGCCTTTCCTGCAGAGATAATGAGAACAGGCACAAACATAGTGCAGACTGGTTTAGATGAGATATTTTTTACTGCAAAAATAAATGGTCAAGAAGTAAATCCATTGAGAGCAAGAGGTATACAAAGACTTACAGGTATGGCAGCAACAACAGCCGCACTACCTCTTGGAACTGTAACCATGTTTCAAACAATATATGACATCAGTGATGAAGAGTTACAAGCAATGAGAAGATATGTTCCAGAGTGGTCTAAAAATTCTGTGCTTGTACCATTTAAAAACGATGACGGTAAATTTTCATACGTAGATTTTTCTCACTTAAATGCATACGACACTTTAACAAGACCAATACAAACTGTTGTTAATGCAGTCAACTCAGGTCGAACAGATAAAGATGGTATCATGGATGATTTTATACTTGGTCTTATAGATTCAACAAGAGAGATTGGACAACCATTTATATCAGAATCTATCTGGACAGAGGCCCTACAAGATATTGCACCAATACTTGGTAGAGCAGGTAGGACAGCGGATGGCAGAGAGATATACAATCAAGACCCTGCAATAGATCCTATTGGTAGTAAAATAGCAAAATCTGTAGCTCACCTGGTCGAGGCACAAGCTCCTTTAAACTGGAGACAACTTGGTAGATTAGGTTTAGCTATTAGACCTATAGATAGTTTAGGTAGATTTGATGAACGAGGTAACGAATATGAATTAGGAAACGAGCTATTGGGTATCGCTGGTATGCGTAGGGTAACCGTAGATCCTAGTAAATCTTTAAA